GTTCTCCCAAGTTGTCTGACAAATTCAAAAAAGGCGGGGGGTTTCCAATTTTTTTCCAAAAATATTTTTGAAAATTTTTCAAAAGGAATTTTTTAAAAAATTTATTTTCAAAAAATAATTTTTAATATTTTATTTTGTGTCCACCCTTTTCAGGGTGAATCTTATTATGACAAGCAGCACAAACACTGACTAAGTTATTGTTCTTCAATCGTTGTGTCCAATCATCATCAAGTTCAATGATATGGTGAACAATCTTTGCTTCAGTATTCTTTCCATACTTCCTGCACTCTTGACATTGATAGCCGTCACGCTTCAAGATATATTCTCTTTTATTCCGCCATGCTTTGCTCTTGTAGAATGGATTGCTCATACTCCAACCACCTTATTGCCACGGCTGCAAGCTGCACCAATTCATCCTGCAAATTGCCCTGCCCTTGCATTGCTGCTGCAACCTCACCAAGTTCTTCTGCCAATACTGCCATCTTGTTTGTTTCTGCATCCCATATGTGAAGCTTATCTTGCCTGCTTCTCTCTCTTAATATCCTGTTAATAATAAGCATTTGGTTCATGGTTTATACTCCTAGAATGTTATGGAATAGCCTGTTGGCAATATAGGCTGCACCCCTAGTTGTCCGGTGCTGTTATCCCATATGCTCACCCAATCTGTTCCATTGTTTGTGTTGCTGCCTTCAATTCTAAATTTATTTGTACGTTGGTCCCCTGATACTGAATAAGAATAATAAGCCATTGAATCAAGCACTTTTGAACTACCAAAGTCAATTATCACATGTGCATTTGGTACTGTTGTCCACCAAAACGGATAAGAGTTTGCTGTTGTTGCTTTGCTTCCATCTCTTATTGTGTCAATGCTTGGCTTGGTTGTGTTGTTCATTGTGTCATATGCAAGAATTGTTGTTGTTGGCACGGTTGTTCTCATAATATTTGTGCCGCCGCTCATTACTTCAAATTCAATTACCCTTGTTGTTGCATCTGTTGCGGTTCCATATCCCATTATTCTTAAATATCTATAAGTTGGCTTTGTTGGTGCTGCTGTTGGTGTTGCTGTTTGTTGTGTTGAATCTCTAAATGTTGAATAGTTGTTTGCACGAACCGTGTAATAATAAGGTGTTCCGGCAACAACTTGTGTATCTGTATAGCTTGTTGTTGTTTTACTATAATATTGTGTTGTTCCAATCCAAGTGCCTAAACTGCCGGCTGTGTCTGAACGATAAATTGTATAAGAAGTTGTATTTGCTGTTGCTGACCAAGAAAGTGAAACTTGCCCATTTCCGGCGGTTGCTGTCAATGTTGGTGTTGCAGGAATTGCGCCTGAAGTATCATAAGTGATTGTTTTGGTTGCTTCTGTTGCGGTTGCTCCAACAGCCCAATATTTCACTGTTATTTGTGTTCCATTTACACCGGCGCTGTCTTGATTCACTTGGAATGGTCCGGTGTAAGTGTAAGTTGTTGAACTTGTTCCAAGCTGATAATAAATTGCTGCTCCTGATTCGCTTGTTGTCAAAGTCACGGTTATTGGAATGCTGTTTTGAACCGTTGCGCTTGGTGAAATCGTTGTTGTTGGTGCAACAGCAACATTGACGGTCAAAGTTTTAATTGCTTCAGCAACACCGCTTGTTGAAACGGTCAAAGTTTTCAAAGTTACTGAAGAATTAAAAGTTAAGGCATCCGTATAAAGTGTTGAATTGGTTGTTGGGTCGGTCCCATCGGTTGTGTAATAGGTCCGGCAGCCAACTAAAGTGCCTGAAGGGTTTTCTTGGCAATCAATCCAAAGCGGTGCGCCTTGTGCTAAAGTCACGCTTGTTGCGCTGCCTATGCCTGCATAACTTCCGGCATTGGTCCTGAATTGTGTTTTTGGAACGGCTGAAGAAGTCACTTGTTGTGCGCCGCTGCCTAAAAGCGTTGTGCCAAAATAAATGTTACCAATTTTTGTTGTTCCTTGATAAAGTGCTTTGATATCTGTTGTTCCAAGTTTCACACCGGTTGTTGCTGCTTTTGAATTAAGCGACGGTTCTTGGTTCATATCAAATTGCACATCAGGGTCATAAGTCAAACCATAATAATTTCCGGTCTGATTCGCCATACAACCACGCCGCCCATTTTGCGCCCCTGCAACAGAACCATCCCAAAAGGTTACTTGGTCAATTGTTCCATCTGCATTTGCTGTTGGCTTTACGGCATTGTCATAATTTCCACGATAATTTATTTGATAAATCTTTTGCCGCTCTTTTTCGGTTTCATCAATGGTTGTGTCTGCATCTATTCTGTCAAAATCAGCACAAAGCAGATTTATTGGATAATAGCGCCCCTTATTTATGTAAGTATCAAATAAAGAAGCATATGCAAGCCGGCTTTTGCAGCTTAGTGTCTGAAAAGCTGCTTCAGGTGCAGGAAAATAATAAGCATCTGCCATTGCTTTATATTTTGCAATATGTGAAGCCTTATTTCCTAAAGCTGTAAAAGCATCTTTGTAAGGCTGTATTACTGCATGTGAGTTGTTAGGGTCTGTAATTGAATTACCAAAATTGATTTTATCTTGCTGCACGGTTGACAAAACAGCCGTTTTCCAAGTTTGGTATTCTGTTGTATGTGTTCCAAAAGCATCAATGCAATCTTGTTCAAAATTTGTAAGCATATAATTCCATAATTCATTAAGCCTATTTGCAGCGCCAAAATTATACTGCAATTGTCCCATTGACATTCCGGCACCGTCATGATTTCCGCTTGAAGTGCCTTGTTGAACTGTTACATCCGTGCTGCTGCACTCAAAAAATCCGGTGTTTGCTAAAACATCGTCTTTGAATGTGCTATAAGGCAAAACCCCTGTTGTCATAACATCACCCCGTTATTAAATAAATCGTATTTGCATCTTTATTTGCTATGTTGTTGTAATCAGTTTGAAGCCCTACCCAAAAATTCAATCCAACAGGGGTTGCATTTGTTGTTTGCACCCTAACTGAATTATCAGCCGTATTAATTCCCAAACCGCTGCCGGCTTTCACATACAAATAATTATTTGCTTGACCAAGCCCATTGCCTACCATAGCGCCGCCAATTTGTGTGCCGGTCATAACAGGAACCGTTTTTAAATAATTTTGCTGCTGCACAAATTTTGTTGTTGCTAATTGGTCTGTATTTGTTGCCGCTGCTGCTGTTGGTGCTGTTGGTGTTCCGGTGAACTGCGGTGAATCATAATTCACAACCCCTGCCGGTCCTTGTGGTCCTGCCGGTCCTTGTGGTCCGGTTGCGCCTGTTGGTCCTGCCGGTCCCTGCGGTCCTGTCGGTCCTGCCGGTCCTGTTAGTCCAATCGGTCCTTGTGGTCCGGTGTCTCCTTGCGGTCCTTGTGGTCCTGCCGGTCCTGCCGGTCCTGTTGCTCCTGTTGCGCCGGTATCGCCTTTTGGTCCTTGTGGTCCTGCCGGTCCAATATCTCCTTGTGGTCCTGCCGGTCCTGCCGGTCCAATATCGCCCTGCGGTCCTTGTGGTCCAATCGGTCCAATATCGCCTTGTGGTCCTGTTGGTCCTGCCGGTCCCTGCGGTCCTGCCGGTCCAATATCGCCTGCCGGTCCTTGTGGTCCTATTGGTCCAATATCTCCTTGTGGTCCCTGCGGTCCTGCCGGTCCGGTGTCACCGGTTGCGCCTGTTGGTCCAATTGGTCCAATTGGTCCTTGTGGTCCTTCTGCTCCTGCCGGTCCGGTTGGTCCTGCCGGTCCTGTTGGTCCAATATCTCCTTGTGGTCCCTGCGGTCCGGTTGGTCCTGCCGGTCCTGCCGGTCCTTCAGGTCCTTGAATCCTGCCAACATTTTCCCAAGCGGTTCCATTCCAAACATATAAATCACCGTTGACAATGTAACCATCACCGGCGGTGCCTGTTGGGTGTGCTGCATTTAAATCAGCTTCACTTGCATAGCTGCCTAAAATTGTCACTCCGGTTCCGTCTGCTCCTGCCGGTCCTTCAGGTCCTATTGGTCCAATCGGTCCTTCAGGTCCAATTGGTCCTTGTGGTCCTGCCGGTCCTGTTGCGCCTGTTGCTCCGGTGTCTCCTTTTGGTCCTTGGATTCCTGCCGGTCCTTGTGGTCCAGTTGCTCCGGTATCGCCTTTTGGTCCTGCCGGTCCTATCGGTCCAATTGGTCCTGTTGCTCCTGCCGGTCCTGCTGCTCCGGTATCTCCTTTTGGTCCTTGTGGTCCGGCGGCTCCTGCCGGTCCGGTTGGTCCTGTTGGTCCTGCCGGTCCTGTTGGTCCAATTGGTCCTGCCGGTCCTTGTGGTCCTTCCGGTCCCATCGGTCCAATTAATTCTGCATCTGTTGGCTTTCCTAAAATATCATCCCAATAAACAAGTCCGGTGCCGCCGCCTTCTCCTGCTCCAAGAATCTGCCAACCTGTTATGTCAATAGCATTTGCAATGAAGCCCCTTTTTCCGGTTGTGTCAAAAGCTGTTTGCCCTATGTATTCCGGTACAAAATTTGGAACACCATCAACCAACACTGGCTTTTTGTCATATCCAAAAAATAATTCCTGCAAGGCTGTGAAATCATCGCTGCTCAAAAGTGTTTCATCATTCATGATTGCTTCACGAACACCAAAATAAAAAGGTGTTGTTACGGCAACATCATCAGCGGTTCTTATATAAACTTCAGCCGTGCAAACTCCATATTCTGCATAGGCTTGAACAGATAAAAAAGCGGCTGCAAGTCCTGCTGCCGCTTCTGTAATATCAGCGTTTTGATAGACTGTTAAGCCGCTCGGCTTTTTAACAGCCAATTCAATTGTTGTGCCGGTCAAATCAAGCGGCTTTCCATCTTGTTCAATAATGAAGTTTAGTTGAATATCATTAAAATCATTTTGTGAAACGCTAAACAGCAGAACTGATGAAGAATAAAGAATTTCTTCAATATCAAGTTTTACATCAAAGTTTTTTATGGTCATTTCATCACTTCCTTGATTTCAGAAATCACATCATCACGGCTGTTTTTTATTGCCGTTTCAAGTTGTTGAAATATCAGCTTGTTTTGGCTTTCAATTGTTGAAAGTTCGCTTTTCAAAGCTTGTTCATTTTGCTTTGCAGCTTTGTTGCTTACCCAAGTAAAAACACCGCCTAAAATGATTGTTTCAACAATTAGACTTATAAAAATTTCTATTAGTGAAAAGGTTATTTGGTCATTCATCGGAATCTTCCGCCGCCTATTCCTCTTATTTCATCTTTGATTTCTTCAAATTCCTTGTAAACTTCTTCATTTTGTGCTTTCAATTGTTTTTGCAAGTTGGCACGGCTTAAGCCGCTAACAAAAATCACCATAACCAAAATCATTAAAACATTGAAATGTTCAAATTGATAATACAACCATTCTTTCATTCAAAAATCATCCTTACTATTGCATCAATTAATTGTGAAACGGTGTGAGCAAAATAAACTAAAGCTGTTATATATAAAGCATTAAAAAATGAATCTTTCCAATCCATTATTTTTTTCTTCCTTTTCGGATTTCTCCAATAATCCAAACAGTTTGCAACCATGCAATTGTCCATCCAAAAATATGAGAAATAAAAAATGCCTTTGTCCAAGTTTCATTTAAAATCCAATACTTTCCAAACCAACTATCACCCTTTTTTTTCATTGGCTTGTTTTCTCCCCTTTGCTTTCGCTTTCCCTACTGCTCTAATTATGAAGCCTGTTTGAATGCTGCCAATAAAAGCGGCTGCAAAAATGCAAGCACCCAAAAGCCCATATTGAAATTTTTTGAAATATCTTTTGGTCAAAATCAAAAAAATCATCCTTCCATTTTCTGCAAAAAAATAAGCATCCAAGAAAAATCTTGAATGCCCTTGAAGGGGTTTTTGTTACTATGGAAAAGTTGGACATTATACATTATTATCATTAATTCTGTTTTTAATAAGGTATTGTTCCTGTATTAAAAGTGTAATTGGATAACATTGTTAAAAGTGTGCTATTCGATATAAAAACGGCTCCTTTCCTCCTTAAAATGATGAAATCCATTTTAAAGCCCCTAGAAGCCGTTTTAAGCACGTTATTTTCTACCCCTACCCATTTATCAAGTTGGAATCTATCGCCCCAAATTCGCAAAATCAAGTAGGTTGACAAAAATAAATTTTATGCTTATGAAAATTTATTTTCGCTAAAAGTATTGACAAAAGCGGCCGTCAAGCCCTCATAGCTAATAAAAATAAACATAGGTAATAAAACAAGATTGCCCAAAAGACAAAGCGGCAAATTAATAAAAATACAAAAGCACTTATAAATATAAAGCTAATTTTCAACATCGGTTTTCACCTTGTAATAAATATAGGCTGCACCAATTCCCAAAATAAGGATTCCGCCGGCTGCTGCAAAAACATCAAAAACTTTTTCAGGATTCCAAAAAGTCCCAATCAACAAACCTATTGCAAAAAATGCGCCGCAATCTAGTTTCAACATTCTTGATTTATTTTGGTTAATTCCGGCATTCCGGAACCTTCACTTGATTTTTGATATCCAAGCGAACAGCAGCATTTTGTCAATAAAGCAAAAAGTTCTGATTCCGTCAAGGTTCTTTTAAATTGCTTTTCACCAATTGCAATCAAAAGTGCAAGCGCTCCTGAAATGTGCGGTGTTGCCATTGAAGTGCCTGACAAAACAGCATATTGACTTTTTGGATAAGTTGAAAGAACTTTCACCCCTGCCCCAATCACATCAACTTGCAAATTGTTGTTGCTGAAGCTTGCAAGCTGTCTGTTTTCATCACAAGCTGCAACAGAAATTGTTTCATTAATCATTGCAGGATATCCATATTCATATGTTGTTTCACTTGCATCACCTTCATTGCCGGCAGCGCAAACAACAAGAATCCCTGCTGCACATGCTTCAAGAATCGCTTTTTGCATTCTTGGGTCATTATAGCCGCCGCCCAAACTCATTGAAATTACTCTTACTTTTTCATTATTTGGTCCTTTCCAACCGGTTGCCCATTTGATGCCCTTTGTTATCCAATCATACTGTCCGGAACCATCGGAACCAAGCACCCTGCCAATTAAAAGCTTTGCTTTTGGTGCCATGCCAACAACACCATTGCCATTTTCCACGGCTGCAATTGTGCCGGCAACATGTGTGCCATGCCCATTACCATCTTCCCAATTGTCAACACCGCCTTCATTGGTGAAGTTTCTGCCGCCAATGATATTGTCCCTTAAGTCGGGGTGTCCTTTGTCAATGCCAGTGTCCAAGATGCAAACAACAATGCCTTCACCGCCGTTTGCTTGCTCCCATACTTCCGGCGCTTGGTGCATCTTCACACCATATGGAATTTCATTTGCTACTGATTGCAGCGCTTCAATTTTGAAAGGAAACAATTTCATTTGGTGTTCTTCATGGTGTTTTGTCATTTGTTGTTTCTTCCCTTCCTACTTTGTAGAAAATCCATAAGCAGCATCAAACCAACAATGATGCCAATCGTTCCAAATAGGTAAATCCAATTTTGGTGAATCATAATTTATAACGTGTTCCCCACATAAAATGTTCACGGCTCCAAGTTCCCCAAGATGAAAGAATTTCAACATCTTTTTCACTGTTCAAGTTTGAAATGAAAGCTTGGGTTTCCGGTCCCATGTAAATGCCCACATGTGTTATATGCTTATCAGCGGCGGTGCTGAAAAACATTAAATCACCAATTTGTAAATCCTGGAATTTTACCGGTGTGCCGGTTTTTGCTTGGTCCTTGCTTACCCTTGGCAGATTCACACCAAACTTTTTATAAATGCCTTGCACCCAACCGGAACAATCAGTTGAATAAGGAAAATTGTTGCCGCCGTATGAATAAGCCGTTATTGCTTGCAGGCTTCTTGCATAATCAACTAAATCTTTTTGTGTTTCCGTGCCGCTCCTGATAACAATGTAATCACCAACCCTTATTTTGTTAGGGTCTTTGATATGTTTATTTAAAGAAATCAAATCTGCAAGGCTCATATGATTTTCTTTTGCAATCGTGTAAAAAGTATCGCCTTTTTCAACAAAATATTCTGCATGTGCTGCTTGGCTGCCTATCCCCAAAGCAAACAAGCCGGCAAAACATGCTGCTGCAAATTTCTTTTTCACTGTTCTTCAATCTCCTTTTGTAGTAAACAATTTTTACAAAGGTTTATGTAATCGTTCATAGATACAAGCCTTTGTTCTTCAATGTAAAAAGCGCTGCTTGGTACTTTAACCATTTCAAAGAACAGACAACCGCAATAATCACAATGAAGCATCATTTATTTTGCCCCTTTATTTTAAGGATAATAAATTGTTCAAGGAAATCAGCAGCTTGTTCAAAACGTGCCGCCGGATATTGTAAACACTTTTTTCTTCTTGGTATCCAAGTTTAGTTTTTACTTCATGAACCGGCAGGCAATCAAAATATCTTAATTCCACAAATTGCATTTCTTGCTCTTTTAAATCTTTCAAGGCATTTTCAATGCTGCTTGTGATAATTTTGAAGCGCTCGATTTCTTCCCTTAAATCAAGCGCCCTTTTGCTTTCTATCCGGTCAAGTGCAACCTTTTCTGTATTATTGACAATAAAAAAACTTTCTCCGGTATCGGTTGAAACTTCATAACGTGCAACAAGGCTTGGCATGATATATTCAAGCTGCTGTTCACAATTCAAAATGCCAATCTTATATGTTTTGAAAAGCCTTAAATGATTTTCAATCAATCGTTCATTCATTGCTTTTGTTTTTCCGCTGTTCCGGCTGCCAAAATACATCTTTTCACACCTTTCAAAAAGCTTCTATATCAACATCAAGTGCCGGCAATCCGTGAAAATCTGCTGCTTTTAAAGAAACTTCAACCATTCTGTAATTTTCCATTATGAGTGTGAAATAAAAAGTGCCTTCAAAAACTGCACTTCTGCAAATTCTTTGCATCTTGCTGCCTTCTGCTTCTTCAACCTTTTTGACAATGCTTTTAATTGCATCGTCTTTGCTTGAAGCTTCATAAATTCTCTTGTTCTTCTCCATTTAATTTCCTCCGGTCTTTGATTTCATCATTATATTTTGGTTCATGATAGGCAATAAAGATGCCTTCAAGCATCGTTTGCCATGCAGGGTCATTGTGTACGGTGTAATCAAATTTAACAGCTTCATCAACAAAATAGCTTGTATTGCTCCGGTGTCCTATATGCTCCAAAAGCCGGCGGTGAATGTTGTTTGATTTTCCAACATAAATAATTTCACCGTCTTTGTTATACATTCTATAAATTCCACCGCCCAAAAGGTTCGTTGCTTCTGTTGTTGGGTGATTCAAAAGCATTTCAACATGATTTCCATAAAGTTCATGCTCCCATTGCTTAAATTCAAAATGCTTAAGAATAGAAATTTTTATTAAGTCTTTTATGTCCAAAAATACCACCTCGATTGTTGGTGTATAAGGCTTTTTTCGTCTGCATAAAAAATATAAAAGAAAAAAGCGTTTTAACCTATATATTTTTCACTATTTAATTTTGGTACTAATTTTATATCTATATAATTAATTTTTACTTTATAAATATTTAATTTTATTCTTTATGCAAACAGCCCTTCAGCCCTTGCTGCTGCTGAAGTTCTGCCTGCATAAGTTCAAAATAAAAATCATAAAGATTGATAAGAATCTTTGCTTGTTCGCTTACCTTTTTTGTCAAAGAACTGTCTTTTGAGTACCAAATTAAATTTTGCTGTTAATTCTTCATGAAACTTTTCCGGTCCAAGATGTTGTTCATCTTCTTGTTCACACCATGCTTTATATTCTCGGTAGGCTTCACGCTTTTGCTTGCCAATGAAATCTTCCGGAATAAAATCATGTAAAAATTCATTCACATTATTGTTCATGATATGATAACTTTCATTGAAGCTGCTTACCTTTTCACATTCTGTGAAAGCTTCATTTTTATAAAGCCTTTTGTAAGCATCAACCAAAAGTTTCATCCAATATTGCAGCGCTGCCGGTTCCGTCAATTTCTCAATTAGCCGTGCATCTTTCTTTTTCGGTGTTGGATACATCGGCACCCAATCAACACGGCGCTTCCAAGATTCCCCTTTTTCCCTTGCCTTCAAAATATGGTTGCTTGTGAAAATCAAGCTGCATGTAAGCTGCACATCTTTTGCATTTTCAAACATTCGGCGCATTGAAACTTTGTCACAAGTGCTGATATTCTTAAGCATTTTGACTTGCTCTTTTGAAATAAATTCATCCTCGATATCATCACCCAAGTTTGCAAGCTTCCCAAACATAGCCGGAAAATATCTTTCATCAGCCATTTGTTTGATTGATAAAGCAGAACAATTTTTGTCACCCAAAATTTTGTTCATAATCTGCAAAAGTGTTCCTTTTCCATTTCCACCGCCGCCCACGAAAATGAAAATCTTTCCTAACAATCTTTTGAAATCCCTATTCACAATCAAAGGGTGTGCAATCGTTTCAAGCAGCCTTAATTTGTAAGATTCATCATTTTCACTTAAGAAATCAAGATAATCATCCACAACTTGAATGGGCGCTGCTTTTGGGTCATAAGGAATATCAATTGAAAAAGGTGTGAAATCCTGATAATCCAATTCAAAGAATCTGCCATTTTTCAAGATTCCATTTTGCAGCTTGATTGCAAAAGTTTTTTCAGCCGGCACCAATGCCGCCCTATAATCTAATTGACTTTTTACTTCTTTATAAAAATTTGTTTTCATATCCGGTGCTTCTTCTAAAATGATTCGGTTTATTTTTTCTTCATCAGAAATAAATTGTTTGTCAATAAACCAATAATGCTTTCCAAGATATGAAGAAATTTTATATTTATCAACTAAATACTGTGCAATTTCCGGCTGATTGTCCTTTTCGGCTTTTGGCTTCACACCATCCCTTGCAACCTCTTGAAACTCTTTTTCTTCAAGCGGTGTTGCAAAAATATGATTATTTATAAAGCGCAAAATGTGCTTCCATTGTCCAAGTTCATGAATCCTCATTCTATGCCCAAAAAGCGCTTGATTCCGCCCATCATGTTCTTCAAGTCCAAGCAGCGGTTTCAATCCTCTTTTGTGTTTGAAGAAATCCGGCAAATCTTCACGGATTCCTTCATTTTCAATATCTCTCATTTTTCCGTCACGCTTGATTGTCAAGCCGTTTGGGGTGTTCTTTTTGTGCTTGTATTCAACCTCAAAACCCAAGGGGCAAATTGCTTTGTTCCCCTTGAAAGTTTCCGGTTTACGATAATAAAAATGTGCGCCTGAATCGGTCCAAACAATTTGTGTTTTGATATTAAAATACTGAATCAATTTTTTAATCGTTGGAATCGGCAGCACATCAACATCAATAACTAAATCTTTTTCTTCCAACAAAGCGCCGGCATCTTTGAAGGCTTCAGGGGTTTTTGCCCTATCTGCATTTTTGGAAGGAAATTTTTTGCCTTCTTGAAACTCTATATACTCGGTCATTCAAATTTAAATCCACCTTTCCATTCGTTTCTTTACAATGTTGTAATAGTGTTTTAAATCTAACTTGTCCTCAAAGTTTCCAATTGTGCTGCAATCCCCATTGTGTAAAAACATGTTTGTTGGTGCATCGGCAAACCTTACAAGCCCATCATCCCACCGCTTTTTGAATAGACAAAAGCCTTCTTCATTTGAAGCAAATACCCTGTTCACTTTTGTTTGCAGCAATTCGCCTGTTTCAAGGCATGTGCCTTGATAGGTTCCGCCGGCTCTCAAAATGTATTGGAATAGATGCGGATTTTTAAGATTAGCTTCAAAAGTATCTTCAATATCAATATCGTGAATCAATTTATTGACTAAAGCTAAATCCAAAATTCTTGCATTGTTATTTTTAAAAATTTCATCCTTTTCAAAGCGGTTCACATCGCCGCCTTTGCAAATATAGCTGTCACCTTTCACGGCAATATAATTGTTCACATCTTTTTGAACAAGCACATCAAAATTCTTTTCTTCCAAATTAAGATTGAAAATTTTTTGCCATTCAAGATAAGCTGCCTGCCATCCGTCACGCTCCGGAATGAAAGCAACACCATCAGTGTTTATGTTCAAGATTGTGCAATAAGGTGAAATCATTTGACAAAGTGCAAACAAGGAAATCTGCCCATAAATGCAAACTGATAAAAGCGCCTTTTGATTGAACAACATTGAATATCGGTTGCCCAAATTTCCATAAACACTATTTAAAATAAGCTTTAAAGCTTCAGCCAAAATTGCATTGGCTTTTTTGGCTGCAATCCGCTTTTCAAGGATTTCTTTATATTTGCCGCTTGCCGCCCCAAGCACATTAAGCAGCAAAATAATATTTGGATACATGCTTGTCACATCAAGCAGCTTCACATTCTTTGCTTTTTTTATTCGTTTATGTGCGCCGTGCAAACCGCCAAAACCAAACTGAATCACATTATCAAAAGCTTCAATTTCCACATGATTCAATTTTGATTTAAATTGCCATGATTCGCTTTTTTCTCTCCACATATCCTGCACGGCTTCAGGAACCATTGCCCACATTTCCGGCGGAATGTTTTTAACCTTGTCCCACCGGTCAAGGGGCTTTTCTAAAAGTAAAGCGGCTGAAATGCTTGTTGTGTTCCACCGTGCCGCTTTTGGATTCCCAAGCATTTCAAGAAGTGATTGTTTTGGCTGAAAATATGACTTTATCCGTTTTATGAATATGTCAATTGTTGTGTCCACATCGTAACCACAATAAAAAAGTGATTCCTTCATTTCTTCAGGTGTCAAAGGTCGGTCAATCGAAAAATCAACACTTGATTCAACAATTGCTTTGCCCCAATTGCCCTGACATTTTTTCAAACTCGGTCTGCTTACATCTATTTGTTGAAAACAGTCAAGTGAAACAATATCAAGCCGGTTTATGTAGCTGACATTTTCGCCGGAAATGATTCTATCATTAAGCTGCTTAATTAAATGCTGCGGCTTAAGTTCTATCATGTATGTAAGAATTTTATCGTCATACCAATAGTTGTTGTAGCCCACAAGAACCTTTCCTTTTATGAAATCCGCTAAACCAACAAAGCCTTCAGTGTTGTTGAAAATCCGAACAATCTCTTTTTTGATATTTTTGAACACAACAAAACTGTTATATTTAAAAACCTCAATATCATAAAACAGCAAATTTTCTTGGTCCTGCTGAATCACCGCTGCTGCTTCCATTGTTTAGCTGCTTTTCTTTTTCGCCTTCTGAAACGGCTTTATTTCTGAATAGATATATTTTCCAAGTGCTTTCTTCACTTCAACCAAAACTTTCTTGCCAACCATTGCTTCTATTTCTTCAACAGGCATTTGAAACTTTTCTTCAAACTTTTCATATTGCTTTTTGCGCTTCACCGGATTCACAAACCATTCCTGCCGGCTTTCCAACCAATCTGCATATTGCATTTTGCTTTCATAAAGATTGCCATCATATTCAAATTGCAGGCTGATTTTTTTGCCATCATCCAAGGCTTTCACAATTTCCACATCTAAAATTTGCCCAAGCATTTCTTCGTCAAATTTGGAAATCATTTGAACTTCCCAAAAAGAATTAAAATGGTCATAACAATAAACATCCATTTTTTGCCCTATCGTTTCCCCTAAACGGTCAAAGGGAATACCAAAATATTGTTCACACCATTTGTCAACCTCGGCAGCTTTCTTTTCATCCGGTACAAACTTCTTTGTTTCCTTGTTGAACACTTGGCGGTTCCAACCAATATCGTGAACGGTGCCAACAAGTTCATCAAGGCAAATAAAATTTGCTCTTTGATTATTATCCTCAAATTGCACATCAACAATTTCAAGCTGTTCTTTAAGTTCCATGTGTTAAACCTCCACTTTGTCTGTTGTAAATTCAAAGCCGTTTTGCTGCAAAAGGATTTCAAGCAGCTTCAATTCTTTTTGGTTCATACATTTCACGCTAACAAGATAAGCAATTTTTTCTGTTGGCTTTTTAAGTGCCGCTGAAGCTTCAATTTGCTTCTTCTTTGCTTCTTCTCTTTGAACTTGGGCAATTGCCGCCCCAAGGTCTTTTGCTTCTAAATAAGCCCTTAAAATCGCCGTGCTGTTGTCCATTGCTTCAATAACTTTTATATCCTTTGTGATTCGCTCCAAAAATTCAACCATTTCAATTTCAACAGCATCAATTGAAGCTGTTTTATTCAGGTGTCTTGGTTTCAAGAAATCCTTGAAATCAAACAAATCCCTAAAAGAATAATGTTTCAAACGGTCATAAAATTTGGAAGCTAAAACCGTTTCTTTTTCTTCCCTTTCAGCTTCTTCAAGCTGCCTGACTTGCTGCCTAACAACATCATCTGCTTCTTTGACAATCCCAACAATTTCTTTCACTTGGGCTTCAAATTCATGATAAGGTTGCAGCATTTCTTTTTTGATTTCAATCCGCTTATCTTCTAAAAGCTTGATTCGATTATTCACGGCTGCAAGCAGCTTTTTTGATTGTTTTATGTTTTCTTCATTAACATCAATTGTTGAAATCTGTTTTGCAAGTTGAATTGCTTGCTGCCTGATTCTCTCAAAATCATTGAAAATAACGCTGCCTTTCAAAACAACAATTTGCTGTTCATTAATCATTAGTTCTTCCATGTTCTCACCTCCTTTCAAGGGTCAAATTTCACATCACATTCTTTTCATACCAACCATGATTTCTTGATACTTTAAAATGCTGTTCTTTAAGATAATCTTCAAACCAAAGCGCTGTATCAATTCCCCAAGTGTCAAGAACTGCAAGAATTGTTTGTTCTTGGGCTTTTGGGAAAATGTAATCTTGTGAAGGTGTTTTAATCAGATAATATTTATAAACACCCTTTCCCAATGATTCGGTCCTGATAACATAGCCTTTTCTTCTCAAATCAGATATTCTTGCATCGTATTTTAAACAAATCTTGTTTAGTTCTATGTTGGTTACTCCATCCGGTCCGGCATTTCTTAAAGCTTGAAGAATCCTTTCAAGTTGTGAAGGAATCCGCTCTTGTGCTTCTTCATAGGAAAACAATTTTTTTCACCCCTTCAATAAAATCTGCTGCTTTTGTGTAGTTCAATCAATTCACTTTCCCTGCTTCTTCTGTTCATATAGAAAAATGCTTTGCATTCTTGGGTTGAAAGGTGCCGCTTGCCGCTCAAAAAAGGGTCATAGCCGCCCTTGTTGCCGTGTTTCCGTGCTTCTTCAAGTTTCTTTTCATCATGATTGCTTTCAAGAAAAAAATAGTCATAAGGTCCATTTGGTGCATTCTCCATGCTGCCGGTGTCGGTGCAATAAATGATTTCATTGCCTTCTGCATCGGTCCATGTGTAGCCATAACAAACAACATCATGCAGCGCTTCAAAAGGGTGAAAAATGTAATCATCTGTTTCAATCGGAAATCCGGCATTTGCAATTTTGCAAACAGGGAACCGTTCATAAATTTCATAATTGCCTATGACTTGAATGTGCGGAAAATTTTCAATGATTGAAAGCAGCGTTTCCGGCTTTATATGGTCACTATGAATATGAGTAAGCAATAAATATTTCACATCATAAATTGCTTCTTGAAGTTCATCTTTGATTTTCTTGAAGCTAACACCGCAATCAATCAGCACATCGTTCACAAGAACACAATTTCCTTTGCTGCCTGAAGAAACGATTTTATAATTCATGGTTGTTGCTCCTTGCTGTTTTTTTATAAAATCCCCAAATTTGGACGAAAAAAAAGAAGGCTGCAATTTCTGCCGCCTTCCGGTTTCTCTAAAGAAAATTTCCTTTCACTTTCATTGCAAGCCGCCCTTTAATATAATGACATTTGATAATTCCAATCATCATATTTTTGGTTTCAAAGGCTGCAACAAATTCAAGTGCATTTTCTTTTTTATTCTCTCCCGTGATTCTCATAGTGAAAATCTTTTGCCCTGTATCTCTCTCTAATGTGTTTATTAGTCCTTCAATTACATCTTCATCTTGTGGGCTTATATAGTGATTAGTCATTTGTTTTGTTCACTCGATTCTTCAGGGTAGCCCATTTCTTTTGGATGATAAAGCTTCAACACAACATGATAAGTTTTATATCCTTTCAAAATGTTAGGTGTTTCCCAAAACCTCCAACCCATTTTTCTAGCTGCATCAATCAATTCATAAATTTCATCTTTTGTTGTTGTGTCCAAGGTGTAAGTGTGAATACCTTCTGCATTTTTGCCGTATCTTCCAATATAAAGCACCGTCACAACAATTCCCCTTTATGATTTTTGCATCAGCTTAAGTTCTATGAAATAGCTGTCTGTTTCCCCTTCAAGCAGCGCCCCAAACTTTAAAAGCTGTTTTATAATGTGTTCCGGTTCATATGTGCCGTTAAACTCCAAATTTAGCCCATTAATGATGATTTTCTGCACCGGCGGTGTTTCTATCTCTAATTGTGATTGAATCGCTAATTCTGCCGCTTGCGTCTTTCTAATTGGCGCTTTCCTTGTTTTGCCTTCCCTTTTGCCCTTCGCCATTGCTGCACGGTCTTTTGGAAGTTCAAGTTCATCAATGATTTCATAGAATTTTTTATTCGCAATCCCCATTGCTCCCATGATTTCTTTTATTGTGTACTTGCTCCGCCAGTATTGCATCATGTTCTTTTTTTCATAGGTTTCAAGATTATTAAATTCCATGAATGTTAGTATAGTGTCATATAGGTTCGTTGTCACAACTTTTCCTGCTTTCATGTGTTGTTGTCTCTCTTTACGGCTCATAAGGTCGGTTGCAAACTTCATGCTTCCTTTTCCAAGCCGCTTGTGCTTAAGTGCTGCTTTTAATTGCTTGGTTTCCTGCTTTTTCTCCTTGATATCTGCTAAAAAGAATTTTTCCACATCAAATTGCTGCATCCCCTGCCGGCTCCTTTATAAGTGCTTCCCTTTGCTCCTTCAACCGCTGCAATTCTTTCTTACACATGTGAATATCTTTGATTGTGCTTTTGGCTTCTTCTTTACGCTTATTCTTCAAGGAAATTGACAAACACTCATTCAAAATTCTAATTATGTTTTCGACAACTTCAATTTCACGTTCAACAGTTTTCATTGGCTTTTAAGTCCTTCCCCAAAACTTCCGTTGCCAATCTTACCGGAACCTTCACTGTTGCTTTGTCTAAATCATGCCTTACAATCTCATTTGCAATTTCTTCAGAAAAGATTCCTGCAAATTGAATGTTATAAGTATAACCGTGTTTGTTACCTTTCCAATAAGCCGGCACACCACTTTGAATCGTTCTTTCTAAATCAAGCAGAAAATAATCCGCCATGTTCAATCCTCCTTTGCACTCATTGCCTTATTTGCAACACCCCTTTCAAAAGGTTTACAATTAAGCATGTTTTAAAACTAAAGGTTTTTTCATCTTGCTTTGCTTGCCAAAGAAAATGTAATCAACAGGAATCCCATAAACATATTCAATTTGAGTGAAAAAAGTCCTTGGCACGTTTGTTGAATCAAGTTCATACTTTGCAAGTGTTTCATGATGAATGCCAAATTCTTTTGCTGCATCTTTTAGTGTCAATCCTAGATTCACCCTTGCTGCTCTAAGTGTAATTTGAATCATTGCTTTTTACCTCCTTTCTTTTCCATTTTACATGAAAGGCTTCAATCACTCAATTGAAAATTTTCTGTTTATGTCCTTCCAAGAATCATGATATACAAAATCATAATGAAATATACCTGAATAAAAATTAAAATTTTACTGATTAAAAAGATTATCTTCTGTCAATAATAAATAGTTTTTAAATCAAAAAAAAAGAACCGGTTTCCGCCGGTCCTTTAAAGTGATAACAGAAAACTGATTTCCATTATCTAATATATTCAATCTCTATTGTGAAAGGTGCCAATTTTCTTAAAGGATTTCTTGTTGAAAGCTTTTTAATATCTTCAGGAATCGTTCTTGTATAATGAATCTTTTTAATAAAAGTTTTCAAAGCTGCATTTTGTTGTTCCGGTGTCATTTCTTCCAATCGGTCCATAGTTTCAATTATTTTCTTCACAACATCAGCTTCATTGATTGTTTCAAGCTTTTTCAATTCGCCTTTTATTACATTCCTTTCCCCTTCTAGCTGCATTCTTTGTGTTGCAAGCATTGATTTCATCATATCTATTTTTTCGGCTGTAAATCCGCCGTTTACAATCGCCAATAATAAATTCGTGTCTTTTTCATCTAAATCTTTAAGCTGCTCTTTTATCCCTTCCAAGCGCTGCATCTTTTCTTGCTTCACTTCAGAAAAATCATTTATTGATAATGAAAGCAGCTTTTTTTCAAGTTGGGCTTTTTTGCTCTTAATTTTTTTAAACACTTCTTTTTCAAGTGTTTCAAGTCGGATTCCTGCATTCCCACACTTTTCTTTGCTGCCATCTTTAAGATAATGACAAACTTTCACAACATAACCGGTATTACATTTGTGGTCCTTCAAGATTGTGTGCTTTCTTTGACAACAACCACAATAAACCAAATCTTTCAATGAACTAATTCCGCTTTTGGTTGCCGGCTTTTCTCTTATTTGTGAAAACTTTTCAGCCCTTGCAACACGTTCTGTATTAGCTTCAAACCAAGTTTTTAAATCAATAATTTTGTCATGTGCATTTTCAGCCCTGATTGTTTCAACAATCTTAAATTTCTTTTTTCCGTTTTCCATAATTTCTTTTCTATTGTTAAAAAGCACGGTGCCTTTGTAAACTTCATTTTTAATAATTCGCTTTATGCTTGGCAGATTCCAAAAAGCTGTTCTTGGTGCCGGTATGCCTTCAGCATTCAAAATATCTCTTATTTTGTAGCTGCCCAAACCTTCATTATGCAGCTTGAAAATTCTTCTTACAATTTCCGCTTCTTCTTCTTCAATTTCAAGCACTCTTTTTTCTTTGTTTCTTCTATATCCAAAAGCGGCATCACTTGCAATCCATTCGCCCCTTCTTGCTCTTGCTATCTTATTATCTTTGTGCCGCTTGGCAATCATCCTGCCTTCTGTTGCTGCCATCTGTATTTGATTTTCATACATGCTTTCTTGCATTGGGTCTGAAAAGTCAAATCTATAATAAGGTGTAACAATTTCAAGTTCATGCAGCTTACACATTTTCTTGAAGTAATCACCAACACCAACATCACGGGCAATCCGTGAAATATCATAAACCAAGATGCCTTTGTATCTGTCAATTTGTGAAATAACTTGTTGTATATCCGGTCTATCAAGCACATCTGCTTTCATACCTGAAACAATATATTCTATTGGCTCATATTTCAGATTGTGCGCTGCTGCATAAGCTTCTAAAATCTCTCTATGATTCCGCAATGAATCTGCTTCTTTTTTGTCCCTTGATAATCGTAATAACATAGCGTAAACTTTTTCCATTGATATACCTTCTTTCTAAAACATTGATATATCAATATTATACATACATTATATAAAAAACGCCATAGGTATAGCGTTTTTTATTTATAGTATGAAAAAACCAAGAAAATCAAGGGTTTCCCCTTGATTCACTTTTTCTGCAAATCCTGCTGCACTTCCTGCCGGATTGAATCATAATACAATTTTTTAAATGCTGCCGCCATCAAATCAAGATTCGGTTCATTCATTTCAGTAACCGTGCAAGGCACTTCATGTTGTTCTGCTGTCATGATTTCAACCCCTTTCTATAAGAAGCATATGCAAACACCGCTTGCTTCTATTTTTCCATTTTGGGCTGTTTAGGGGCTTTTTAAACGGTGCATAATATTATTAATGGTTCTTCCTATTTTCTCCCTATCAAGTTGAACCTTCTGTTCTCTCAAATGGTCTAACTCCTTTCTAAAAGATGCGAAAAAAAAACCGCTCCTGTTGGGGCGGCTTTTTTTTATTGCAATCGGCATTTATATTATTGGCTTTTGGGCAGATTATAAACAAGCGTATGTTGTGCATTTAATTCCTCCTAAAAATTAAATGTAAAGAAAAAGCCCCTGAAGGCAACAGGGGCTTTTTTCATGCTTTATAAATTTACTGTTGTATGACTAAAGCGGCTGATATAATCGGCGGCTTCTTGTTCTGTCAAACTGATTGTGTCACCTTCAAGATTGTGTGCCGTGATAAAGAACGTGCCAACATAAACATCAGAACCGTTTCTAAAGTTCAAAATCCTGTTCGGCGGCAATCCTATCAGCTTGCCTTCTTCATTCAAAATAATGCCTATTCTTGAACCGTTGGGGCGCTCTGCAATGCTAACATGCTCAATCCAACCGCCAACAATTGCTTTCATGCTGTCCAAATCATTTGAAATCACTTTTTTATAAGGCAGCTTTTTTGGCTCCACAACTACAATCAGCACTTCTTCCGTTTTTGGATTTTCGGCAGCATTTGCTTCAGCTTTTTCAACAACTTCTTTTGCAAGCCTTAAAAGTTCTTCTTCATTTCTTACATCTTTTAATGTTGCTTCTCTGTACTTTTTCGCAAATTCTGCCCAAAATGCTTGAACGTGTTCTTCCATTGTTTAATTCTCCCCTTCTGCAAGTTTTTCAAGTTCGGCTTCAATTCCTGTGACAATCCTTAATTCCTTTTCACTATCAAAATCAATCACTTCTTTCAATAACACCTTAATCATTTCAATTTGTGTTCTTCTATCCATGCGCTTTTCCTCCAAAGTTAATTTTTTTTAGTTCTTCATAAAGCTTGATATTTTGCAGCCTTAATTGCTCCAATCGGTCTGCAAGTTCTGCAATCTCTTTTTGATTTTTTTCAATAAGCGCTTCAAGCCTTTCAGCATCCAAGCCTTTCACCTCCTTATTGTGCAGCTTTCAAATTTTGCTGCTTATAAAGATTGCTTTTTTTGTCCTTCAAATATTGCTTTTTAAGCTGTTCCACATCATCAGCCCAAAACAGATTTTCACGCTGAAGCTTTTTAATTGGAACAAGTTTTTGTTCATCCACCAAAGCTTTCAATCTTGAACGTGTGATTAATAGCGCTTCTTGCACCTCCTGTGAACCTAAAACATTGTTGCTGACAAATTCCGCTGCTGTTTCTCTTTTCATGTTTTTTTCCGCTCCTTAAATTGTATTTCCACAAGATTTATAATATCACCATTATTGACAAAAGTACATGGTATTAAACACCAAAAGAAAGGCTTCAAAAGAAGCCCTTGTTGTTATTTATTTAATTCGTTATATGCTTTTAGCTGTTCATTATAAACATAAAGTGTTTCTTCAAAATCATAGCCCCAATCTGAATGTGCTTGGTCAAGAATCTGTTCTTTAATATCTGAATCAATCACCAAAGCTTTTAAATCATTATAGGCTTTTGTTTGTTCACCAATCACATATTTTTGTTCTTCAAAATCTGTTGCCCAATCTGCTTTTGCATTAGCTTGGATATTTTGAATCACTTCAGCTTCATCAAGTGTTTTAATAATGTTTTCAGGTGCTTTTGGTGCCGGTGCCGGTTCTTCTTTCTTTTCTTCAACCGGTGCTGCTGCCGGTGCTGCTTCTTTTGTTGGCGCTGCTGCTTGTTCTGTCTTTGTTGGTGCCGCTTTTTCTTCATTCGGTGTAGAATTAATTGCCAAAGTTATCATCAAGCCAAATATGATTGCAATAGTGCTGATTGCTATTCTTGTATTTTTACCAAGCATTTTCTTTTTGTGAAGCAAAACCGCCAAACCAACCGCTAAACCCAAAGGCAATAATTTCACAATAAGTGCAAGAATCGCTAAAACTAAGATAAATTTTAATAATGTTTTCATGTTTTTATTTCTCCCTTTTGTGTAAGATTTATTTTTGTAATTGGTCCAATAAGTTGTGTAATAAAACCCTTCTTGCTGCTGCTTCTCTTATTTGCTTTCGCCATTCTTGAATATGCGCTTTTCGTGCTTCTTGGGCTGCCGGATTGGCGAACCTTTCAATTTCCTTCATATGCTGCTTGATTGCTTCAATATCTGCACCCAAGCTTTCAATCAAAGCTTTTTCCTTTAAATCGTAGTATTGCAAAAGTTCTTTTTCAGTCAATCAATTCACCTCCTTAAAAAATGGATAAACACCGGATTTCACTTTTTGAACAAACATTTCTGTTGATTCGCTCCAAGGATAAGCGCCGCTAACATATAAGAAAAGTCTTTTATCCGGCGCTGTTGGGTCATGGTAAATATTCATGTTTCCAAATTCAAGCCGCCCTTCTCCAAAAGCATCATGTTCATTTACAAATTTGAAATCAATTCCGGCTTTCATTAAATCTGCTGCAATTTCTATAAGATTGTTATACATTTTTCATTTCCTCCTGTTGGGAATCCGGTTTAATAAAAAACCGGATATTTTTGTTTGTTGGCAAAATTCAAAGCTGCTTGTTCACGCTTATAAGATTTCATAAATTCGCCGGCACCATCATATTCAAGAACACCATCAGCAGCAACATAGAACTTGTGAAAGTAAATATCATAAACAGCAGCGCCGGTGCTTCCATCTTGGTCAAGTGCTACTTCAATAAATCCAAGTTCACCAAGTTCATGAACCAATTCTTCATTTTCTTCATCAACTCTAAATTCCGGACATTTACGATTGCTAACAAATTTCATTAAAGTAACAGCGCTGAAAATATCAGTGTGTGTTTCACCTTCTTGATTCGTGATTGCAATTGTAAAAAATTTATCTCCACAAGTTTCAGAAAAAGCAATGATTTCATAAGTGTTTTTCATGTTTAATTCCTCCAAGTTGTTGTGTTGTTTGGTACTCTCTTATATTAACATCATCGTGTACTTTTGTACATGGTAATAATTAGGATTCCATTCTTTCAATTGCCTTTGCTTGTGTACTTTCAAAAGTGTAGCCGTATCTGCTGCCGGTGATTTCTCCAAAATAAAAGCCTGCCGGTTGTCCTGACCATTTTAAGCCCCTGCCCCTAGCAATCACTTTTCTTGAAGTGCTTTCGTGTTGCATTTCAGCTTTAAATTTTCTGCCTTTGTATTCGATTGTAATTGAATCAAAATAATCACTTTCAGTGATAACCGCCCCAACTTCAGCAGCCCATTTTCTTATCTTAGTGAAGCATTTTTTGCCTGATTTCATTTTCATTTCCTCCTATGAAGGCAGCAATTAAGCTGCCTTTCCTTTTTTGATTTTTTCAACTTGTGCATCAGTGAAAAGCGCCGCTGATTTCAAGAAGAACTTCTTTTTCATTTTTGGCTTTTTAGTTTTTTCATCAAGAACCGGCTTGCCGTTTTCGTCTTTTTCTTCAACCATCTTCATTGTCCAAAGGTCCACTTTGATAAAAGCCGTTTCACCTTTTTTAACTGAATAGCCTTGTTTCTTCCAAGCTTGAAAAGTGTTTAGGTTGTTGCCGTCATAATCAAAATCAATTCCGTTTTGCTCGATATATTCAGTGATAATTTCTAAGTTTGTCATGTTGTAATTCCTCCAAGTTGTTGTTTTGTTTGCCGTGCCTTACTACTCTTTAATAATAACATAGAAGGTTTACTTTTGTACATGGTAATAGTTGGACATAAAAAAAAAGCTGTTCAATTAAGAACAGCCTTTTCCTTCCTTGCAGCACCAAGCATTTTCTTCAACATCATTTCCATCAGCATCAGAAAACAGCGTTGTTTCCTCTAATTCGCTTGCTTTTGTATTTCCGCATACAATACACTCTTTTTTCTTTTTCAAAGCTAATTCACCCCTTCCATGAAGTTCAAAGCAAAATTCAAAGCTTTTCTTGGCAGCGTGAAATGGTCCCCTGTTGCAATCTTATAGAAAACAATTTTATCATCAGGAATACAAAACATAATCATTGAATCGTTCGGAAATGCCCCTTGATTTCTGTAAACATAAGTTTTGCCGGCTCCTTTAAAATAGCCCCTTATCCGCTGCACATCATTTTTGTTCCATTTCTCAAATTCTTCTTCAATCTGCTTCATTGTGATTCGTTCCATCAGTTTTCTTCCTCCTTAAATAATTCAGCCAATCTTAAAATAGTTTCTTTGTCCAACAAAATACTTGTTTCCTTAGTTAAAACATCATGCTGCCTGATTTCAACCATTCTACCCTTCCAAGTGTCCACCGTTAAAATCTTTGTTGTTCTGCCCATTATTTTTGTAAGTTCCATTTTTCTTTTCTCCTTTGCAGCTTGGGCAGACTTTTAACAAGCCCAAGCTGTCATTTATTTTCCCTTTGCCGGCACATCGTTTGCAATGCTGCTGCCTTTGTCTGATTCCCATTTAATTAAATCAGCCCTGCATCCTTCGCTTCTTCTATTGCTTCCATGATTCCGCAATTTCGACAAACATAATAATTTCCTTTACGGCTTAAAGCATCCCTGCCGTTTCCTTTTAAATGAACTTGCCCACATCTTGGACATAAGCCTGCACGTTCATATAAATCTTTTTTAGCTGCTTCCAAAGTAACAAAATCATAATGCCCATAATTGAAAGAACCATTTTCACCAAGTTCTTCATTGAAAAGGTGTGTTGCATAGCTTGTGCTGCCATCAGATTCTTCAATTTGGACCAAAGTATATAAAAGATAATAATCATCAGGATGTTGAAGCCTTTTTGCAAATAATAATTCCCAACCTTTTGATTCTGCCAAATTTGCTGCTTTTTCTGTGATTCTCATTTTTTTAATTCCTCCAATGTTAGTTGTTATTTGGTACTCTCTTATAATAACATCATCGTTTACAAAAGTACATGGTAATAGCAGGAAATGTCCAAAATGGACAAACTAAAAAGGGGTGAAAATATGTCATATAAAACACGGCGCTGCATCATTTGTGATAGGGGCGGCGCTTATCATTTTAACAATCTTTGCACCTATTGTTGGCAGGATAAAATAGAGGAAAATATAAAAAACTTTATAGAACAAAAAAAGAAGGAACCTTTTTAAAAGGTTCCTTTCATTGGAGGAAAATCCCTTGTTTCAATTAAATAACCGTTTCATTCAGCCCAAACAAATAGGAGGATTCACATGGGTCAAAACAAACAATCATCGTAGCCATTCTGTGCAGACAAGAAGCTAAATTTAAATTCCGGCGCTGTCGGTTCCCGTTGCGGTTCGGTTCCGTTGGTCGAGAAATCACACAAACTAAAACAAAATGCTTTTCAAGCATTATCTGCAAGGCTTAAAGCACATGTGCTTGGGTATAAGCCCTTTAAAAGCTGCTTCAGCTTGTAATTATAGAATGAACAAGTGTTGCCTTTTTGAATCATGACAAAATTTTCATTAACATTCTTCAAATTCTTTATGCTCGTTCATTTCAGCCGTGCATTCCGGACAAAGATAATTTTCTTCATATTCATAAAATGAAGCCATATGAATACCACAATTTTCACAACTTGTTTTGTCTTTTTTAATCCACATCTTTTTTCAACTCCTGTTCTAAAAGGTATTTACCATTATGAACAGGATTTTTAAAATCTAAACACGAAAAAGCCGCCGGTTCCTGTTCGGCGGCTTCACCCCAACTATAAAAAGAAGGTGATATCAATGGCAATCAACAACATTTATATTATTCTTTATAAACAAAAGGTCTATACCCTTGTTTAGTTAAATCGGCTGCTAAATCTCTTGCACTTTTTTCATCTTCAAAAGCGCCAACTTGAACTTTCCAAAGCTTGCCATCTGCTGCCGGTTTTTCTGCTGCCGGCGGCGGTTGCGCTGATTTCTTCAAACCAAGAAATTTTTCAAGTCCATTTATATGCCCTTGTGCAATCTTTTGGCGAAAATCAGCATCAGCCAAATTTTTTGCATCGGCTGCATTGCTTATAAATAAATTTTCAGTCAAGATTGCTTTCATTTTGGATTCCCTGACCATATGGAAATTTGATTGTTTCTTTCCTCGGTCCGGTTCTCCTGCTGCTTTATAAGCTTCATTATAAATTTCTTGGTGCATCACATTTTGATAAGCTTTTGTTCCTGCATCAACATTGGTGTAAATGTGTGATTCAAAGCCCCTTGCTGAAGCTGCACCGCTATTTATATGAACTGAAAGCAGCACATCTGCATTTGCATTGTTTGCCGCCTTGGTCCGGTCTGCAAGGCTTGGATAACTATCATCTGTCCTACTCATTATCACTGTAACATTTTCATAAGCTTTCAAGCCGGCTGCAATTCTTTTGCAAATATCCAATGTAAGATTCTTTTCTTGAAGCCCATTGCCTACTGCTCCTGAATCCGTGCCGCCGTGTCCTGCATCTATGAAAATTTTTACCAAAGTCCCATTCCACCCTTCAAAATTTATTTTTCTTTATATCTTATTATGGTTGTCCTTCTTTTGTGATTCTTCTTTAGCCCTTTTTGTTTTAACTTCTTTAATTGCAGCCGCCGTTGTGGTCAATCCGGAATACAAACCACTTGAAGCCAATCCAAAAAGCAGCCCTAACAATATTGTGCCGCTTAAATTGCTTGAAGCATCATTTGCCATTAAAAATGTAATTCCAATGCCAACACCCATTGCCAAAAACGGTGCGAACTTCTCATTCACCCAAAATTTGCAAGCTTGTGTGATTGCCGTGATTATAGGAATAATGGTTGCCGCTTCTAAAGCAAAATTGTTGAAAACATCACTATTAAATATCATGCTTTCACTTCCTTCTTATTTCATTTTTGATTAATTGAATCAAGCTTGGTTGCCCTTCATTAAAGGTTGCTTCAAGCGTATATTGTCCGGAATCATAAGTTTCTTGTATTGCTGTCACTTGGGCTGAAACGGTGATTCCAAGCTGTTTTGATTGTATTGTCACTATATCGCCCAAAAACCAATTCACACCATAAGTTGAAAGGGTGTTTTCATTGTTTATGATTTCAGCCGTGAAGCTTTCCACAATCAGCCGCTTGTTCAATTCACTGTTAGCTTCTGCCCCAACTTCAGGTGTTGTTTTCTTTGATGATGAAATAATTATTTCTTTA